AATCGCGAATAATTTTTTGAAAATCGTTGGACGGTAAGTTGATTACAGATGAGAATGTAACATCAGGAACTTCTAATTCTTCTGTATCTGGTTCAATTAGACGTAATTTTTGTGTTTTACATTGTTTAATATCCCCGTTTTCAAATTTAAGACCCAAGTATGAAGTAACCCCATCGCTATAGTCGCAATTTTCAATATATAATGTTAATGTATCGTCGTTATCTATAGTATTAATTAATTTAAATAAATGAAACATATTTACACCAATAATAATTTTGTCCTGTTTGCATTCATAATGCTCAAAATTCTCGGCGGGTAAAAAAAGGTGTGCTAAGATGGTATGTGATTTATCCATATTAATAATTCTCATACCATCTTTTTTAAATGTGATATTTGTTTCTAATAAGATATCTTTAAGAGCGGTCATTAAAACACGAAAAGGAGCAATTTGAACAGTTTTAATAGTTAGAACATTATTTGGGAATTCTTCCATATTTAATATATGAACGCGTTATTTCTTTAAATAAATTATTATAAAACTTTTGTTGAATTAATTAATATTTATATATTTTATAATATGGCAAGACCTTTAAATTTAATGATTTCAAATACGTTGATTACAACAAGCATCAATACAAAAGGAGAAAAAACGAACGAAACAACCTCTTATGCAGCAGCAAGAACAAATGACCGTCCTAGTATAAACGGTTCATATAATAATGCGGAAGATTATATTGGGCCTGCAGGAAAGGCAAGACCACAGAAACATTATAGAAAAAGATTAACTCCAAACCAACCAGTTATTAGTTCTAAACCGACATTTAGAGATATTGAAGCACCAGGTTCAACTGTAAATAGAAATGACAGCACATTTTTAACTGAAAAAAATAGCGAGTTTCAACATCATATTTTACCTTATTCAAATAAAATGTTAATTAATAGAAACTGCTCAACTTATTTTTCATAACTTGATACATAAAGCCAATTAAAATTGAAAGTTTAAATCAAAATAAATAGAAATGTAAAAATATATGAAATGGTTGATATTGCGATGATACGCCCGATGAAGAAGATTGTTGAAGAACGATACGAGTTTTGTATATGGATTACTCTTATTGCTAAGGACAGAGCTATTAAAAACATAGAAAAAAAGAAACGAGGTGAGAAAACCCAGGTAAATTTAGATATATTTACTGACCCCGTCCATATAAAAAAAATGTTTGGAGAGTATTTTAAAACACCGAAATACACAGACCTGGCGTATTTGAGAGGGCATAGAGAGATTGTGCTTTGTATCATTTATCACGATAACAACTTGTATTCTGGGAGTTGGGATAAAACTATTCGAATTTGGGACATGAAAACTTACAAGAAAAAAGGGTCATTGAAAGGACATACTGATAATGTGAATTGTCTCTGCGTACAGGCGGACGACAACAAATTGTATTCTGGAAGTATTGATAGAACTATTCGCGTTTGGGACACAAAAACTCACGCACATATCGCGACTTTGGTACGACATACTTGTCGCGTGTCTTGTCTCGCTGTTCTTAAAAACAAATTATTTTCTGGAAGTTATGATGAAAGTATCTGTGTTTGGAACACAACAACTTACGAACAAATCGCCGTTTTGAGAGGGCATACTAGTATGGTTGATTGTCTCATTATTCACGAGAACAAATTGTATTCTGGGAGTAAAAATATTCACGTTTGGGACACAGAAACTTACGAAGATATCGCGACTATCTTTCCTCCTTCTCACGTAGATAAGTATCGTATCACTCTTATTGTGGATTGTTTTGCTATTCACGATGGCAAATTGTATTCCGGACATAACGATGGAACTATACGCATTTGGAACTTAAAAACTTACACACAAATACGTCTGTTTAGTTTGCATAGTTATAGTAGTGCTATGTGTTTCGCTTTTCACGAGAACAGATTGTATTCGGGGCATCACGATGGAAATATCCATATTTGGGACACAAAAACTCACAACCACATCGCAAAAGTGTCCGGACATACTACTCATGTGTCGTGTATCGTTATGCACGAGAACAAAATGGTTTCTGGTGGGTTCCATGAAACTATTAATGTTTTGAAGATTTGATACTTGTAAGAAAAATATAGCAAAAAATAAATAAAATGTATTTGTATATCGTTTTTTATTCAAATAAATTAGTACATAATTATAAGTTTAATATTGTGCTTGATGTGTTTTAAATAAGCATGCAACGTCAGAAAATCCCTTAATGTTAAATATTTTGGGGTTTTGAATTTTACAATTTTCAGTCCAAATTTTGATGATACAAAAATTTTTTTTGGGACTAATAGTGAAGCCATTAATGATAATCTCATTATTATCAGTAGTTGTTTCTCCAACAATATTGTAAAATAAAGTTTTCCATAATTCTGGAACACTATTATTAGAAACTTTATACGAAAAGCACCCACCATTTCTATTTTTTTTATCCTCCCATAAAGGCATTATTCCGTCCCTCATTAAAAACATCATACAGTTTTGCATCATTTTTTCTGGAATAATTTCGCATACAGAAATGGCTTCTTCCATATTTTGGAATGAATAAATAGTTTTATAACTCTTCATTGTCCAATCTGTATCGTGTGGTAAATGGACCCATAAAGTCCATTTATCAGACAATGGATGGAACGAAGTGGATTCTATTAAATCAACATTATTTATTTCCGTAGAAACAGACATATTATTAATAGTTTCCAATGCCATTATGTAGAAAAATCAATTTTATATTTAAATAGTATTACAATGTAATTAATTAATTTATAATACTATATTTTATTGGTAAAAAATATATTGTATAATTATATTATACAACATATATATATGTCATTATTATGGGATGAATTTTTTTTACCCTTTATGATAGACCACGGTAAATTATTTATATTATACATATTTTTTACATTATTTACATATCCATTTCAAGGATTAATACTACCACAATTATATTCATTGTTATTTAGTAGTTTAAAATTGAGCAATGCCCCAAAATTTTTCCCCGAGATATTAAAAAGTTATTTTGGAAATGAAACTCCCCATATAATTTTAAAAATTATAGCTGTATGGTTAATTTTACAGGTAGCGAATGGTGCCAAGGGGTGGACAGAATCTATATTTGTTCCTTCATTTTTAACATTTACACGTACTAAAATATTTGAAAAGACGATAGAAAGTCTTTCGGATAATTTTGAAGAAATACCAACCGGTGAATATATTACTAGAATCTTAGAACTTACACGTTATTTACGTAATATTTTAAGTTGGTCTTTTTCAGAAATTATTCCAAATGTATTCGCTCTTTTAGTAGCAACTTTTTATTTCTTGAAAGTAGATAAATTAATTACGGGTATATTATTTTTTAATATAGTGATATTATTATCACTTTTTTATATTTTGGGCGGTGAATTAATTGATGTAATTAAGCAGCGCGAAATTGATTATTTTAAATTAAGTGAATCAATGAGTGATAGTATGAGCAACTTAATGAATATTTACTTGAATAATAAAGAGGAAGGAGAAAATGCTAAAAATAAAGACAAAAATGAAGTATTCGGCGTTGCTTATACAAAGCATAAAATAAATGAAGCTATATTAGTATTTGCTGCTAACTTTTTTACAAATTTTGCATATTCACTATCGCTTATTTATTTGTATGATAAATTTTCAAAGAAACATCTATCCACAATTGAAATTACTACAGCTGTATTATTATTAAATAATTATAGTCAATATGCAAATATATTAACTAATGATGTATTAGATTTTGGGTTTTCACAGTATGGTATGATACAAGCGTCAATGCCATTTCTGCAAAAAATATTTAAAAAGAATAAAGAACGAGTTGAAAATAAAGGCATTACATCAGGTAAAGTTCAATTTAAAGATATTACGTATCAATATGACAAACAAGATAGTGTATTATTTGAAGATTTTAACTTATCTATAAAGGCAGGGGAAAAAGTTGCAGTTGTTGGACCTTCTGGTAGTGGAAAAACATCATTAATGAAATTACTTGTTGCTATGTATTCTCCAAAGAAAGGGCAAATATTAATAGATGACAATGATATATCAAAAATGACACATAAATATATACGTGATAATGTAATATATATAAATCAAAGAACATCATTATTTAATATGAATATTATTGATAATATTGCATATGGTAATGAACATGTTGACAAAAAACATATAGAAAAATTATTAAAAACATATAATTTAGATACTGTATTTACTGAATTAGAAGAAGGAATATATAGTGAAGCAGGTATAAATGGCACTAATCTCTCTGGTGGTATGCAAAAGGTTACTATATTAATGCGTGGTATATTGAAAAAAGGGGTTATATATATATTCGATGAACCATTAGCTGGTTTAGATGTAGCAAGTAGAGAGAAAGTTATAAAATTAATATTAGATATGACAAGAGGAAAAACATTAATTGTAATTACACATGACCCTGAAATAACACCATTTATGGATAAAGTTGTTAATTTAAAAAAACAGAAAGATATACAATAATTATGACTTCCAATTTTATTTTAAATTGATTTGATTTAATATAAAGTTTACTTAATATATATATATTAATGAGTGATTTAAAACCAGTAGTACAGCCAGTCGGCGAAGAAGAAGATATTGATATTGACGTTGATGATGATACAAATGTTAGTGATATTGATTTATCTGACGGGGAAGAATTAGGTGAAGATGATGAAACTACTGAACCAGAATATGGTGATGTTGAAGGAGACGAAATAGATTTGGAAAATATTGATGATGGTATTGACGAAGAGGATAAATTAGAATTATTAAATGAGAATGACACCGAATATGATGATAACAGCGATGATGATGATTTAGAACAAGATTTGAATAAATTTGAAAATATGGAAAAACAATCATATATAGAAAATTTTCATCAACATATGATAGAACATAATGATGATGAAGTTAAAGCGTTATTAACTGTCGTTAGAGATAAGCATAACAATATAATTGATAATCTACATAGAACAGTGCCTATTTTATCAAAATATGAAAAGTCACGTATTTTAGGTATACGCGCCAGTCAAATTAACAATGGTGCTCAAATTTTAGTAAAGCAAAAGATTAAAACATTTGATGGTTATTTAATTGCACAGCAAGAATTAGAAGAAAGAAAAATACCATTTATTATAAAACGACCTTTACCTATGGGTGGAGGGTGTGAATATTGGAAATTAGATGACCTTGAAATAGTTTAACTTGACATAATCATAATGCCTAAAATAGAAAATTAGACCTGTTATAGCAAAAAAAATCCCACTCATTTGTAGTGTGTAATAATTACGATTGTGATTATCGGGTATATCTCCTATTATATATATATATGGGTCAATAATATTAGTACTATTTTTTTCCAATTTGTTTTCTATTGTTGTTAAAAAACAACCTTTTAAATATAAAAATAACGATAGTGTTATTTGTAAAATTAAAAGAATAAACATAGAAATTTCAA